GGTCTAGTTATGTTAAATGGTTGGGAACATTCTGAGGGGGCTAGGGTAGAATAGTATTCAAGTCACGTTGCATACAAGACTTGAGATGTTCCTTACTGTCTAAACAAATACTGGCACTGTTAAAGCCAGCCTGTTCATCCATCTCTGCGGGATTGTAGATAATACAGTTGGGTATTTTCTTAGCCCACTTTTTAGCAGCACTATAGAAAGCTGGGAAGTTGTGGTTTGTATAACCACGCATAGGACCAGCTATATATAAGGACAGTGGTTTATTAGTAGTTTGATTTGATAGCATTTTATTCCTTAATGAGTATCGTTCCATGTTAAACCTATAGTGTACTCAGCATCTATAGGAATGTTTAGATTAAGTTTGACACCAGCTTTGTTAGCCGAGTCTTTGATTATCCGACCAACATCGTCAGCTATATCTTTGGGTGCAGCGTACTGTAGTTCGTCATGTATGTATGCCATCTGAAACACCTTGCCACCATACTTGGCGTTCAGTTGTTCATCAGCAATTACCATCCACAACTTTGATACAACAGCCCCCGCACCTTGCAACAGGGTATTTAGGGCAGCGTGTTCCTTACGAACAGGAACCAATCTACCATCGGGTAAAGTAACATTGTTAGATTTCAAGAACTCATATCGAACTTGTTCTTGTACCTTAGTCAATGCAGGAATTTCTTTCTGAAACTTCTTACGAAGTTTGTCGGCATTAGCGAAAGAACATCCCAGAACTTTAGATAGCTTTGTATTACTGGCTCCGTAGAGATAAGCATATATAAAGGACTTGGCTAAGTTTCTATCTACAAGACCAGCAGCTTCTTGGTTGTGAGAATGTATGTCACCATTGATCAATACTGAGGCATAGTTACCACCATCGTACTTGGACATATAGTGTGCCAACATTCTCAACTCCAAACCCTTGAGATCAGAACCAACCTGAACATACCCATCTATAGCAGGGAACCACAGGGAACGAACCCTAGGGTCGCTAGAGACTTGGGCTACATTCGGTTGACTGTGGGTACACCTACCAGTAGCAGCCCCTTGTGGGTTAATGCTGCCGTGTATTCTACGATCACGGGAAGTGAAAGCGCGTAAATTCCAATCCTCTACTTGACCAATAAGCTTTACAATATCAAAGTATTTAACCAATGCTTTGGCTTCCTCATACTTTAGTTTGCTTAGAACTTCTTCGTCAACTTTGGGATTACCCTTATCTGTAGTAGGTGCAACCCACCCATATTTCTCTTCCAGTCTCTCAGCAATTTGTACCCTAGAACCTGGGTTAAAAACTTCAACCTTGTTCTTAAGTGCCTTGCCTGTTTTCTCGGAGTACCGCACATGTATTTTATCTGGAAAGATTTCACGCATGTTGTCTTCGATTTCTACCTTCTCTAGAATCAAGGACTCAAGTAGGTTTTCACCCAAAGATAGATTGTAACCAAAACCATTCTCAACTTGTTTGAATAAGACGTGGGAAACTTGGTGTTCAAATTTAACCAATGTTTTGTTAGTGATGATATACGGTAGTTGATACGCATATACCTGTTCACTAAGGAGAACATCGTTTAGACAATACCTACCCATCTCATCTGAGTAGCGTGACCAACCCCCAGTGTATTCCATCTTAGGAAACTTAAGAAACTTACCCCAGTTTTCCAAAGAGTTACCACCAAGTTTATGATCGTTGCTGTCGGGAAACATTAGACGAGATACAACCAGTGTATCTACAACCAGTCTTGGTAGGGGTAACCCCAGTAACCGAGTTAGAACTGGTAAGTCATAACCATAAATATTATGACCTACTAATACATCGAACTTACTGAGGTATAGAACTAAATCCTGTAGTTGATTCTCAGTCCACAACCTAGGTTTAGAATCTTTGTAATCCTTTGTGGCAACGCACCATATTTTAGTGCATTCCTTTTTAGCAATTCCTTTCTTTTCTATATTGACTTCTGATAAAGCATTACCTTCGATATCTAATATACAAGTTTTCATATATCTGTATTCACAGGTTCAAACGCAACTTCTCCATCATCAGCTATAGCAAAGTTAACTTCTTCCAACCGACCTGTTTTGTGGTTGTAGTACAATGCAGTAGCAATACCAGACCTACCCGTTAGTCTGTTCTTTAGAACTCTAACTAGGGTTGTGTTGGCTGTTCGTTCGTCTGGGTTTTGTCTATCTCTCTCAAGACCAACAACAGTGTTGGGTACTGAGGACAATGCACCAGACCCACGAAGGTCTTGTAATGTAACTCTATGACCTTCTTCATATGCCTTATCCGTTTTCTTTAGTTGTGATACTATGTCAATATGAACACCAGTTCTTACTGCAATAGATCTCAACTCTTTCATAAGAGTATCTATGATGATACGCTCAGAGCCACCACCATCAATATCTTTATCTCCAACACCCATTAGACCCGCAGCTGCTGCTGTTATGTGGTCTAGTACAATAACATCTACCTTTAGGGATGTAGCCATAAACTCCATCCTAGCTAACAGGTTTGTCATTGCGTTGTTACCTAGGTGGTCGTAGATAAACAGATTGGTCTGACACAATTTGTGCCTAGCTTCTTGATACTCTTCGTCACTAAGATCGTCAAAGATGGAGACACTTATTTTTGATCGTCCCATCTTAACTTGTAAAGCATTCATCATACGAGAAGCTCTGATGGCGCGTACTGGTTTGTTTAACAACAGGGATATAAGATCATCCATTGTTTCTTGAGGGGATTCCTCAAGCATAATACAACCAACACTACGACCATCCACAAGATGATTAATAATTAACTCTCTTAGAATAGTTGACTTACCTGAACCAGTACCACTAGCCCACAGGGTAATCTCACCGCTGCGTTGACCAATAAGAAACTCGCTCAGTTTGTCATACGGAAACGGATACACCCGAACATCTTCAATATTCTGGGTATCATTTGCTATCTTCGATACATGCAGAATTTCATCTGGTGAATATGCTTGGGCTTCCCACAAAGCATTCACAAGAGATTTAGACTGAGCGTTTACAAGACACTCATTAGCATCTTTGTATGGAAGCTTTGCAATCTTACACTTACCCGCCGGTAAGATATCAGCAACTTCTTTGGCAGCATTCTGTCCCGCATCATCCATATCAAAGCAGAGAATAACTTCTGCATAACTGTTTACAAACTCTAAGTTATCTTTGATAGACTTTAGAGCTGATGTTGCACCATTGGGGACAGATACAACAGCCCAAGTACCACCCAAAACTTGATTAACTGTTAGACAATCAATCTCACCTTCGGTAATAATTAAGCGTTTGCCACCAGTAGTTTTCCATAGATGCTGACCAAACAACTCAACATTTTTAGCTGAACCCTTCCAAGCAAATTGCTTATCAGGTCCACGCAAGTGTTGACCTACCAATGTTCCATCTCTGTAGTAGTTTGCAACCTGTACCATCTTACCATTAATCTTGGCGACTTGGTAATTGTACAGCCTGCATACCTTCTCGCTTATTTGGCGATCAGATAACTCTTGACTGAAGTCAAAGGAACCACAGACTGGAACAAAGTTTTTAACAACAACCTGTTCTTCTGTTTTCACATAATCTCCTTTATAATAACCACAACTAAAACAATAAACATGATCTGAATAGACAGCCAAGTTATCATTAGAGTTGTCCCGACCTTCTTGCTTGCACTTAGGACAAGCTTCTTTTGAAATGTACACCGACTCCGACATATACCTCCTAATAAAGTAGGGGCATGAGTTGTTACACCCATGCCCCATACTTAGCCTCAACAGTTTACTTGTAATATAAAGTAACCCTCAGAATTTTTTTCTGCCCATTGCTTGGTAACATACAGGGAGATAATTTGTGTATCATCTTCCCATAGTTTACCATTCATGGTGTCTAAAATAGCTTTGGCAAAGTTATCAATATCTGGGCGTGGGTATTCCTTATCTGTCTTCTTAGGTCTTTTAATATACAACTCTATAGAAACAGCTAAGGTATTGGTGAGAGGTTTAAACCCATTACCAATGGTGTTCCACACCTTTTCAGCAGCCTCTTCACGGAACTTCTTATAAGTTCCTACATAAAAAGCACCCCACCTACTAACCCTGGGTCTAGACGCAGCTACAGGGTTGATATTGAATTGCCAAGACAATGTTTTAGAAGGGGAGGTCACTGTCTTCCTGATCTACAGGTTCTGATTTTGTAGTGGGGGCACCACTACGAACAAAACCATTCTCAACAGGAGTGAAGTTATTGTCTCTGGCAACAGAGTTCTTTTCAATAACCTGAATACCATTCAGATAGATTGATAAAGAGTTGTCTCTAGTTAGAACCATCGGCGCCAACTTGAGACGAACTTTGTCACCACCAAACGGAACTGAGTCTGTAGCTTGTCCCAAAGAATCGACACAAGGGAACACGCCATCATCCACATGAACCTTAGATTTTGCTTTAAATGTCGTAACTCCATCTGATTCCTTTAAGCCATTCAGCTTCTTTGCACCGCTGTCCTTGAGTACTTGATCAAGAACTTTCTTGAATTCAGGATCAACCACAACAGTAATGTTATGGTTAGCACTGCCTTCTCCAAAGGCAACATCTGGCTTCAGTAGATTGCTCCACTTTGTTTCCAGGGTTGCTGTAATAAACTGAGGAATTCTCTTAGCCTTCTTGTTGGT